GCCGCTAGAGCCGTTATCTCGTCAAAGCCTGTAGGCCATACAGTAGTCGCGTCTAACGAGCCTGTAGTGCCTCCTGTCCAGTGGTGACCCTGTAGAGTATCTGACCAGTAGACAGTGTGCTTGTTGCCTGTAACGTCAGCTACCCAGAGTCTACCGTAGGCTGCTAAGACTTCGTTGCCATACGGAGGAGTGCCAGTTGCGTGGGTGTGGGCTGACATCTCTTCAACCTCAAAGGAGCCTGCGTGATCTGTAGCCAATACTGGTTCGTGATCTCTCTGGAACATGTAAGCGTGGTCGTTCAGCGTTACTACTTTCCAGTTGTTAGCTGTAGGAGTATAGCCTGTAGGAGTAACGTCTGTTAGAGTAGTAGTGCCTGTAAAGATTTTATTGTTACCTGCTGACAGTACACGTTTGTCACCAGAGTTATCAATAAACTCGTATACAGTCTCTATGCCACGGCTAGTACCCAGTACAGAAGAACCGTTAGTAGAAACCTCTGCCCAGCCTTTACGCGCACCAATACGGCCTAGCTGATCAATAACACAGTTGTCTGCAACAGCAGCAAACGAAGGATCAATCCCTATAGGAGAGTCTTGTGTGTTAAGACCAGCGAAGCCTGGAGCAGCTACTGTAATGTTCTGTAGTGGTTTAGCCATTAAGAATACCAGATAGTTTCTTCAGGGTGTTGTGACGCATCAATAGCAATAGCATCAGACAATGTTCTGTCAGCCAGAGCAAACAACTCTGCTGCACTTGTACCGCCAGTCTCTCCACGCTCTCTAGCACCCAGTGCTGTAGCAATCTGCACAACAGGTGATGAAGGCACTGCCAGAGTTTCTGTGTCTTCTGTGAAGTCTGCTGTACGCAGCACCACATTAAAGCGTAGCTGGTACACACCGTCAGGCTTAGGATAGATGTCTACAGCGTTGTCACCAGCAGCGTTAACACCATTGAAGCTGTAGAACTGTGGAGAGCCTAGAGGCGGTGTCTCAATCAAGAAAGCGTTGTCCATCCAGCGAGAAGGACGGTACTGCATGAAGAAGTCTGAGGTGTCATTAATAACGTCCAACAGCTTCATCCTGTTCTGTGAGCCAGTCAACACATAGTTAAAGGTTGTATCGTCTGTGGTTACAGTTAGTGTAGTACGCAGAGCAGTCCAGTCATAAGAGTCTTCTACGGAGCGTTTAGCATCATTGACAAACTCCCCAATAAGTTTAGAGTAGCTGTTCTGAGAAACTGATGTTACTTCGTCCTCTCTCAGCCTACGCAATACGCTGTTTACTAGTTGTAAGTATGTCATTACAAGGAAACCTTCTGTGAGTCTAGCCACTGCTGTAGCATTTCTTCTTGAGTTAATTGTCGTGGTGGTATGTTAATCTGTAAGCCACTCTCGTTTGTTAGCATACGTGGCTGTGTGAACTGCTGTAGAGGCTGTGCCTGTTCGTACTGGTAAGGCATAAGCTCTGGTGTAGGTGCTAAGCTAAACGGTACAAGCTCTTGTGTAGAACCTACTTGTGTTTCTAGCTTCAGCATGTCTCCAAAGAGAGAGTCTGTGGTTCGTGTGGCGTTACCAGCTCCTACGCCTGTGCCTATGCCGCTGCCTGATCCTCTTCCAGAACCGTTACCGTCACCATCACCATCTCCGTCACCAGTTCCACTGCCATCACCATCTCCGTCACCATCTCCGTTTCCGTCACCAGTACCAGTACCACCACCCTCGCTAGGAGGAGGAGTAGGCGTTGGTGTAGGTGTAGGCTCCGGAGTAGGCGTTGGCTCTACAGGAGGTACTGGTTCTACCGGAGGCTGTACTGGTGGCTGTACTGGTGGCTCTACCGGTGGCTGTACGGGTGGCTGTACCGGTGGCTGTACCGGAGGCTGTACCGGTGGCTGTACTGGTGGCTGTACCGGAGGCTGTACCGGAGGCTGTACCGGTGGCTGTACTGGTGGCTCTACCGGAGGCTGTACCGGAGGATGTACCGGTGGCTCTATCGGTGGCTCTACAGGATCATCAAAGGGATCATCAAAAATACCACCAAAATCTATAGGAGGTGTTTCGTCTAAAGGTGGCTCTGTAGGATCGTAAGGGCGCTCCGTATCCGTACCTTCTGACGGAACATTAGGTGTTTGACCCCTAGCACTACCAACACTAATGCCCGACCCTTCTTCATAAACACGACCAGTTGCGTTGTAATCGTCTATTGTTATCTGATCAGGGTTGTCAGTAGTCCATACATTAGTATCAGGATTTAAAGGATTAGGCCCTCTATTTGTCCAAACAACCCCTCTTTCATCAGTAAAAACAGCTCCGATTTCGTTAGGGTCTCCAGCATCTTGAGGAGGCTCAGGCGTAGGCTCAGGTGTAGGTTCTGGCGTAGGCTCTGGAGTAGGCTCTGGAGTAGGCTCTGGAGTAGGCTCTGGAGTAGGCTCTGGCGTAGGCTCTGGAGTAGGCTCTGGAGTAGGCTCTGGAGTAGGCTCTGGAGTAGGCTCTGGAGTAGGTGCTGGAGTAGGTGCTGGAGTAGGTGCTGGAGCTGGAGCAGGAGCTTCTTCATCTTCTTTAGGTAGTTCGTACTGAATAGGCTCTACATCGTACTCAAACTCAAGCTCCTCTCCTGGTCGAGGAGTCTCTGGAGTAACGCCTGTTATGTAAACATCTTCGCCAATAGTAGTAAAAATAGGAGCTTCTTTACTTCTTACATTACCAACACGACCCAACAAATATTCCATCATGTCGCCAGATGTATCGTCATAAGACCTGCCGTTAATGCGTATTGCACTATCGCTATCTCTATCTCTTAACAAGTTGCCAACAATAGCGTCTACAACTTCATCTGTTAGTTCTAAACCTTCTAGCCCTGTTGAAGCGGCAAAAGGATTCACACCCAAGTCAACAAACTCTTCTTGGATGGGAGGTCGAACCATAAGAGGTCTAGTTGCTCTTGCCATTATCGTTCTCTCTGTACGCCTTTAGACTTCTCTACTGTGCGCATAGCGCCTAGTCCTAACATACCCATTAACACACTATTAAGCAGTGAGCTGTCAACAGGAGGAACAGTAAA